GTTTGGCAAGATAGCCGGAGCAGCCTTTGCAGCAGCCGGAGCAGCAGCCGTAGCCTATGCAGGCAAGTTAGCCATTGATGGCGTTAAGTCAGCCATCGAGGATGAAGCAGCACAGGCAAAGTTAGCCAATACGCTTCGCAATGTTACTAAGGCTACAGATGCTCAGATTAAGAGCACAGAGGATTACATCCTTCAGACTTCTTTGGCTACTGGTGTTGCCGATGACGAGCTTCGCCCATCGTTAGATCGCTTGACTCGAGCCACTAAAGATTTAGACAAGGCGCAGCAACTACAGACCCTTGCATTAGATATTGCGGCTGGTAGTGGCAAGTCTCTCCAAGCAGTCACAGAAAGCCTCTCAAAGGCGCAGGAAGGCAACCTAGCAGGCCTTAGCCGTCTAGGCGTAGGACTTGATAAGGCTGAATTAAAGACCCTTACATTCGACCAGATAACAGCGAAACTAGCTGGGACTTTCGAGAACCAGGCTACCAAGCAGGCAGATACATTCCAAGGAAAGTTAGCCCGTCTCACAGTAGCCTTTGATGAAGGTAAAGAAACAGTAGGCGCTTATATCCTCGATGCTATTACTCCTATGGTCGAGACTTTAGTTAAGAATGTAATCCCTGCAATTCAGGACTTTACTTCCAACCTTGGCGATAAACTGGCTCCAGTCATGAAGGTTATCCAGCCAATTATTAATGGCCTACGATCAGCCTTCAACTCAGTCAGGGGAGCCCTGAAAGATAATAATGATGAGCTTCAGCCATTCTATAGTTTCATGAAGGCTATCTATAACTTCGCTAAGGATTATCTAGCGCCTGTAATCGGTGAGACTCTTGGGCTTGCCTTCAAAGCCTTTGGTAAAATTCTAGAAGGTATCATCGATCTCTTTGCTAGTTTCGTCAGCAAGGTTTCTAAAATTAAAGACCTTATTGATGCTATCAAGAGCGCAGGTTCAGCCGTAGGTAACTTCGTATCAGGCGCCTCATTCTCACCAGGCGCTACATCTCCAGCCGCTCCTATGACTCCTAGCGCACCATTGCAGACACCTTCACTTCCACGCTATATTGCAGCAAATGCCGGAACCACCAATATTACAGTTAACGGCGCAATCGATACTGAGTCAACAGCTCGTCAAATAGTTAGCATCCTTAACGATTCTCAAGCCAGAGGTACGCTTGGAAGCGCAGCCTTCGTATGACCGCTTGGACTCCAGACTGGGCAATAGAACTTAATGGGCTTGGAGATATTACAAACTTAGTTCTATCCGATCTTACAATTACCTCAGGCCGCACCGATATTTATTCACAGCCGCTTGCTGGATATTGCAGATTTACAATTAAGAACTTAACCCAATCAGCTATAGATTTTGATGTCAATGATTCTGTTGCGATTAAGATTAAAAATTCATCGGGAACTTATGTTCCTATTTTTGGTGGAGATATTTCAGACATCGATATAGTGGTGGCTACTGGAGAACCAGCCATAACCCAGAATGTAACCATTACAGCTCTTGGGGCTTTATCTAAACTGCCAAAGGCATTAACTGAGGGAGTCCTGGCTAAGGACTTTGACGGAGACCAGGTTTACGAAATTCTTTCTCAGGTGCTTTTTAACCAATGGAATGAAGTTCCAGCAGCAGAAACATGGAATTCTTATATCGCAACAACCACCTGGGCTAACGCTGAAAATTCAGGACTTGGGGAGATTGACCGCCCAGGAGATTATGAATTAACTGCTCGTTCTGCAAGCACTACCGATATTTATTCGCTTGTATCTAACCTTGCCACATCTGGCCTGGGCTATATTTATGAAGATTCAGCTGGCCGTATTGGCTATGCAGATTCAACCCATAGATCGGAGTACCTAAGCGCCAATGGTTACGCGTATGTCGATGGGGGTTGGGCTTATGCTCGAGGAATTACAAGCTCTAAGCGGCTTGGTGATATCCGGAACAAGGTAACTATTACCTATAAAAATGGACAAGAGGAAACAGCTACCAGCCCTGAATCAATATCCATTTATGGCACCCAAGCTCAGAACATACAGACCAGTATTGAGAACGATTCGGATGCTTTATCTCAGGCTGAGTTCTATCTTGATATTAGAGCTTTTCCTCAATACCAATTTAAGTCCATAACCTTCCCAATGGCTAACCCAAACATCCCGGATGCTTCTCGCGATCAGGCTTTTGGCATATTTATGGGCTTACCTATAGACATCGAGGACTTGCCTAGCAATATCTCAGATGGTCGCTACCAAGGATTTATTGAAGGATGGACTTGGACTAGCCGATTCAATTCACTTGATCTAACTATTATTGTTTCGCCAGTTGCCTACTCGCTTCAGGCTTTCAGGTGGAACAGCGTTCCAGTTGGTGAGACATGGAACACGCTTAGCCCAACTTTAGACTGGAATAACGCTACAATAGTAGCCTGATAAGGAGAAATAATGGCAACTACGACTACGAACTTTGGCTGGACTGTTCCTTCGGACACCGATTTGGTCAAAGATGGCGCAGCAGCAATCCGCACCGCTTTGGGTGGAGTCGACACATCGATGGTCGACCTCAAGGGCGGCACTACTGGACAGGTGCTATCTAAGGCATCTGGTACAGACATGGACTTTACCTGGGTTGAACAAGATGACACGACTCTTGCTTTCAATGCTCAGACAGGCACTACTTATACTCTTGTAGCTTCTGATGCCTCTAAATTAGTTACCGCCTCAAACGCTTCAGCAATTACGATCACAGTTCCACCATCTATTTTCGTTGCTGGAAATCAAATCAATGTGGCACAGCTTGGAGCAGGTCAAGTGACATTCTCACAAGGCGCCGGAGTCACAATCGTCTCAGCTGGAGCAACTGCATCTGCACCTAAGATTGGGAAGCAATACGCAGCGGCAACAATTATCTGCACATCCTCAAATAACTTTTTAATCATCGGAGCAATCGCATAAATGGACATTTTAGGAATTGTTGCAAGCCAGCAGCAACTTGCCCCGACAGTTACCGGCGGAACTCTTTACACATCCGGCGGGTTTAACTATCGAGTATTTACTTCTAATGGAGATTTAGGAGTTACAGGCGGAACGCTTTCCTGTGATGTTCTAGTTATCGCTGGCGGCGGTGGCGGTGGCCGAGATCAAGGTGGCGGCGGCGGCGCTGGTGGTTTACTTGCATTTACTTCTCAATCATTAGCTAGTAATACTTACACAGTAACAGTTGGAGCAGGTGGCGCAGGTAGTACGGGCAGCCAAGGCGTCGATGGTAACGATTCACAATTAGGTGCTCTCACACTTGTTAAAGGTGGCGGCGGCGGCGGACAATTTACTTATTCAAACAACGGTCGAAATGGTGGTTCGGGCGGTGGTGGCGGTAACGCTCCCGGCGCGGGAACATCGGGTCAAGGTAACGCTGGCGGCTATCCGGGAATCGGTGGCGGCGGTGGTGGCGGTGGTGCTGGCGGAGTCGGTGGTGACGCTAGTTCTAAGCCCGGTAACGGTGGAAATGGTCTCAACACTTACTCATCTTGGGCAAGTGCAACTTCAACTGGAGATAGTGGCTATTACGCAGGCGGCGGCGGTGGCGGCCGAGAAAATACTGGCGGTTTAGGTGGCGATGCAGGTGTAGGCGGTGGTGGTAGAGGTGCCGGTTCAACTTCAGCAACAGCGGGAACAGCAAACACCGGCGGCGGCGGTGGCGGTGGATTAGTTAGCAGCTCAGTAGGACTAGCTGGTGGTTCAGGAATTGTTATTGTGAGGTATGCAGAGTGAGTCATTGGGCAGAACTAGACGAAACGAATACAGTTGTTCGTGTTCTTGTTGGTGATAATAATGATCCAGCAGGAGACGAAGGTTATCAATGGCTTATCGATAATCTTGGTGGCACTTGGATTAAGACTTCATACAATGGAACTATTCGTTATAACTTTGCAGGAATTGGATATTCATACGATCCAATCGATGATGCGTTTATAGCCCCTATTCCTTGCGACCATACGGAACTATTCTTAAATAATAAGAAACAATGGGAGTGTTCTAATGAAGCCCATTCTGTGTAAGGCCGGACAACAGCTAAGAGAGCAGTTCGATGATTCTTACCCAGATAGAGATCGAACCTCAGACGGCTGGATTGGCGATACCCGTCATTCAGCGCGTACTTCTGATCACAATCCTGATGAACAAGGTATCGTCAGAGCCATTGATATTGACAGGGATTTATCTGGTAAGGCGAAACCCGACCTCATGCCTGACCTTGCAAATCAGATTCGACTCTGCGCAAAGTCTGACAAGAGAATTAGTTACATCATATTCAACGGCAAAATTGCTTCCCCTCGCATGGGCTGGCGCTGGCGTAAGTATTCTGGAATCAATCCGCATAACACGCATTGCCATATTTCTTTCACTAAGAAGGGCGATGCAGATGGCTCGTTCTTTAATATCCCAATGATAGGCGGAACAGTATGAACATGAAAAACCCAGTAATCCTCACAGCAGGAGCGTTCCTAGCTGCATGGGGAGCATCTAACTTTGCACTCGACTATCGCTCAGT